ATTCGCCGCCAGCCGCGGGTCGCTGAATGCCAGCTCCCGGCCGGTCGGGAGAGAGGCGACCTGCCGCGAAGCCTCGGCGAGTTGGTTGATCGCGGCGACCGTCTTCTCGACCTGCCTCGCGACGCCAGTGAACCCCTCGAGGCCGGCGTCGGCGGCGAGTTCCATCGAATCTCGCACACGCAGGAGTTCCGTCTGCGTGGCCGTGAGGGCCGGTGAGAAGCCCCGCTGCACGGCGGCGCCGAGGCCGTCGAACTGCTTGGCCGCCGACGCCAGCGGCGCGGCAAGCTGGCGGGCGGCGAGCGAAAGCTGCTCGACTCGCTTCAGCTCCTCGGCCGACAGACCCTTGATCCCGAGGTTGAAGTTCGCCGACTTCGACGCCTGGATAGCCCGCTGGAGCTTCTGGAGCGGCGTGAAGATGTTGTCGAACGACTTCCCCGCGTCGCGGGTAGCCTGCTGGACAGTGCGTTGCAGGTTGGCGCCGAACTTCTGGGCGTCGGCTGCGCTCTTGTTGAACGCGCGTTCGGCGTCAGCGGTGTTCACCGTGACGATCGCCGAAATCTTGCCGATGTAGCCCTTCGTCATCGCTATCCCTGCGGTTGATTGAGCTTCATCAGCTCGTTCAGCATGTCAGCCTGCGTCTGCTCTGCCTTCTTGATCGACGGAATGAAAATCTTCTCCTCCGGCACCTTCTTGTAGTTGCCTGAGGCCGCCATGATCGTCCGCGCCAACCTCGCCGTCTGCCACCATGAGTCAGGGAGAGGCCACCGCTGGTCGTAGGCGATCCACTCCGACAACTCCTCCGAATCCAGCGAATCCAATAGCTCCCTGACCGTCTTGCCCAGAGCGAGCGCTAGCCTGAAGAGGAAGCGTCGCTCGGGGCGTTTTGCGAACCTTCCCCCAGGGCATCAACTGCCTCCTGAGTGAAGGCATTGAGTTTCCAGGCCGCGTCAAACACGCGATTGATCTCGACGCTCGACCGCTCGCCGAGCGCTTCCATATCGGCGTCCGACAGGATCGGCTTGCCGTCCTCGTCGCACAGCGTGAGTACAAGGAAACGCAGGCGGAAGTTCTTCATCTTCTCCTGCGAATACGAGTCCTCAAAAGACTCGCGGGCCTTGCCGCTGATGACGCGGAGGTAGTACGTCCCGCCCCAGGCCGGAATGTCGATCGGCTGCACCTTGATGTCGTTGGCGCCGAGAAGCCGCTTGCGAAGATCAACTGCCATGAATCACTGCTCCGAATGTATTGCGGTGCGCCTGCATCCTGCTGGCTGTGTGGCCTAGAAGTTTGTTCCGGTCACCGTGTCGGTGACGGTGTAGTCGGTGATGCGAAAACGCATCGAGCCGGCGACGAGTTGGCCGACGGATGCGTCCTTCGTGGCCGACTCGCACACGACTTTCTTCGTGACGGAGTAGCCGACGCCGTTGAAGACGGCGTTGCCGCACTTGCCGACGGCGGTCGCAGGGTCGGTGCCGCCATTGCCGGCGATATAGTCGATGTCAATCGTCCCGCCGGTATAGGCTCCGGTCGGGACGAGCACGATCTGGCCGGCGGGCGTATTGTGGGCGGTCATATCCACGATCTCCGCAGTGGGCGTCTCAACAGACACCCGCGTGACCGTGGCCCTGACGCCACAGAACGTGAAGGTTGCGCCCGATGCGACGAATCCTGCCATCGCTTACGCGACGCGGAAGGTCGCACTCCCCGAGATGAGGGCACCGACGGAGCCGCCGATCGAGGCCGAGGCGAGCGTCGCGGTGCCGCTGAACGACACCGGGCCGGTGATCGACAGGGTGCCGGAGATGCCGGCAGTGAGCACGTTCGTCGAGATGTAGTCGCAGGTGACCTCGCGGTCGGTGGCGAAGCCGCCGACGAACTCCCGGCGGCCGTTCGGCGCGATGCCGAGGTGCGAGCCGTCGATAAGGTCTTGAGTGTCATTGACCTGGAACGAGGTGACGGTGAGGTTGCTGCCACCGAACGCGAACGTAAGTCCCTGTGCTGAAACGCCAGCCATTTGGGTTGCGCCTCCTTGCGCCTGTTACTAAGTGGCAGATTCCTGCCACCGAATCTGATACAGTTGTCTTACTTCGTAGGCGGGCGGCAGTTGCGCGCCAGCCACCGTGGGGTCGAGGAAGTCGTCGGTTTCCGACATCAACCTCATATCCTCAATAGTAGCATTCGCGAGCGTGCCGGTGTGGCCGTCCAGGGCCAGCCGAACCTCGTCGGCGAGGTCGCGGACGATGTCATAAGTCAGCGCCCACGACGAGATTTGGAGGTTGACCATCGGGAGGTACAGCGGCCCCGACAGCGACGACTCCCGCATGATGTTCGCCCGCTTGTAGACGATGAACGGCAGGCTGGCGACCGGCTTGGCAGGCACCGCGATCGGGTAAACCTGAAACCCGACGTAGCGGGATACCCCAGGCGTCGAGATCAGCTTCAGGTAGACGTGTTTTTCGGGTGAGACAAGCATTATGAGAGGCTCGCTATCCGGCGGTTGATCGCATTGGCAAGGAGCGTCTGCACGACGTTCGCCGACTCCCTGATCGTGTTTTCCATCGGATGCTGCGCCGGCATCGGGTCGATCGTCTCTCCAGGCCGCAGCGTGATCGGGTGCTGATCCTGCCCGCTGCCGGCGAAGTCGTGCGGGTAGCCACTGCCGCGGCGGGCCTGCCGCGTCGGCTCGTTCAGGCTGCCCAAGAGGAAGTAGTAGCCCGCGCCGGCCCGCGCGAACTGCTCGTCGTTCATCGTCTGGGTACGCTTCATCTTGCCATTGATGGCTTGATGGATGTTCACATAGGTGCGGCGGTTCTGCGTGCCTGGCTTACGGTAGCCGGTTCCGAACTCGACCAGCCAAGCATGATTACCGCTGCCCTCTTCAGGCGTCGCGCCGCGATTGCCTGAGTGCCGCGGGCCAGTGATCGCGACGTAGACGCCTGGAGGATAGAACCGCGTCTCGGTGGCGACCGACTTCCGCAGGTTCCCCGTAACGTCGCGAACCTTGTTGATGTAGCCGACGCTGATCGGCTTCGACGCCTCGCGGACGGCGCGGCGGAAGTAGTCCGTCGAATCCTTGCCCATGCCATCAGCCAGTCGCCGCAGCTTCGCCGCCAGCTCGTTGACGCCCTTAATCTCGACACGGGCGAATGCGCTGGCGAAATCGCGGCCGGTTGCGCCGCTGCCTAGGTCGCGGGGCAGTGTGTCTGGTGTCTGGAGTGCCATTTACTGCATCTCCCGCACGAGCAATTCCATCATCGTGCGACTCTGCCGCTCCGTCGCGCTGGCGATTTCCATCGTCTTGTCTCGCCACACGATTCGGTACTGAATGTTCACGCTGGCCCGAAATCGCATGATGATCCGATGCGTCGCGATCACGTTGGCTTGCTGGGCCTGGAGGATGTCGCGGCTCGACATCCCCTCGACGTTCGCCCAGACGGTGCCGGCTGACGCCCACGACAGCGTGACCTCGCCCATCGGACTCCGAATTTCAGTCGGAGCCTGGAGCGTCACACGTTCGTTGAGCCTGCCGGCGTTGATCACGTTACGGTGCCCTCGCCGATGAGGACGATGTCGTAGGTTCCGCCTGCCGAGCCGGCGACCGTGACGGCCGAGGCCGACGAACCGGCTGCCGTTGGGTCTACGATGGCGACGCACCCGCCGGGGGCGGCGGTGACGCCGGAGCCGAACGGGCCGCCGGAGAGCGTCAGGGGGATGCTGGCGTGGGTGTTTCGTGCATACGCAGCTTTCACGGCGGTCAGCGCCACCGTCACGGCCGCGCCGTCCCGCGTGTCAGAGAGCGACGAGAGCGTCAGAGTCTCGCTTGAGCCGGAGAGCGTCCGCGAGTCGCTCCACACAACCTGCGCCTGATTCGCCCCCGTGCCGTCGGTAAACAGCATGGCATACGTCGCCGGCGTCACACGCATCTGCCGCGACAGGTCGCCGGCGGCGGTTTCGTGGGCGACGATTGAGACGGCTACCTGGGCATTCAGAGGCATCGGTCAGTTCCCCATGACGTAGATTTCGTACTGCTGCCCCTGCACGCCGCCGATGCGGAGCACGCTCCCGCCGGAGGTCGTCGCGAACCCGCTGGAGTTGGGGCAGGAAAGCAGGAACGCGCCGCCCTCGCGGATCGGGTAACCGCGGAGCGTCAGGGCGCCGAGGTTGATCATCGGAGAGAAGTTCCAGCCGACCGAGTCCTGCACGAAGTTGCGGAAGTCGGTGCCGCCCCAGCCGGCCGTCAGCGCGATCGCCGACGTGCTCGACAGGTTCTTGATGCAGACGAGCTTGACGACCGAGATGCCATTCGAGAGCAGGTCGATGTCGTCGTGACCGCTGGCCCCGAATGTGCGGCGGTCGCTCCAGACCGTCGAGCAGTCGCCCACGTCGAACGAGAACGACACCGGATGCTCCGTCGTCGCCGTTGTCAGGCCACGCTGCTCGAGCCGGTTCGCTTGGATGTTCGCGCGGACGCTCGCCGTCAGGCTCATCGGTATCCACCCCAGCCGGAGGCTGCAAGGAGCGTCTGGAACGTCATCGGGATGTTCTGCATCTGGATGTTCGACTGCGTCACCGGCTCCCGGTTTGCGTACCAGTGGGCCACCAGCAGCAGAATCAGATGCTTGAGAGTCGCCGGCACGGCGGTGCCGCTGGCCCCGTAGCCGGCCGTCCAGCGGACGAGCACGCTGTTCTCGTCGCCACGCACCGCCGGCCAGACGCCGTTGTAGAGCGGGTAGATGCGGCCGGGGGTCGCGTAGACATCGATCTGGAACTGATTCGCCGCGGTCGTGATCGTCTGCTCCGCGCCGCCCTCGTCGCGGTAGACCACCGTGACCGTCTGGGCCTGCATCGGCGTCCGCGGCAGCGTGATCTCCCACAACGGGAAGGCGTCGTAGCGGGCCTCCCAGACGGTCGAGATCATCGACACGTCCAGAATGTCCTCGACGTAGATGCGGGCCGCCGTGATCAGCGCAGACAGGTAGGCATCGTCATCGGAAACATCGACGCGGCAATGCGACTTCGCCTCGGCCAGCGTCACCGGCTCGACGGCCGGCTCAGTGTGGCGGCGCAGGCTGCGATACGGCGTCAGGCCGACTGACGGCGACTGCGGGAGGACGTAGACCAGGCCGTTTCCAGTAATCATTTCGGCTGCCTTTTCTTCGGCTTCGTGTCAATTACCGCTCGCTCCGCACGCTGTTCCATGACGGCGGCCTCGACTCGCTCCTCGAGCGGCGCGACCAGCCCGCGCGAGGCGTAGATGCGGGCGATGCCGTCGCCCCAGTCGAACTCCTGGCCTTCCTTGTAGCCGCCGAACGAACGCAGGACGCGAATCCTCATGTGACCACCCCCCAAGCCTTCTCGTGCGGCTTCCGCTCCGACCAGTAGTCGGTCGTGTGCTGCTGCACCTTGCCGTCCTCGGCCTCCCTGGAGGGCCAGGTGATCATCAGTTCGGCGTGGCCGACGCTGATCTGCGTCGCGATGCCGAGCTTGTTGCCGGCGGCCTCAAACTTCCGCCACATATAAATGTCTTCATCGACGTGCCCGCCCGAGAATTCTCCCTTCTCGTTGGCCTGCGACAGGAACCACGGCTTCTCCATCTTCTTGAGCGCCGCCGTCTTGATCGGCGTGCAGCCGAAGTGGGCCGTCGCGACCGGCTGCACCGGCTTCGCGAACCAGTCATCGCCGACGGTGGTCTGCTCCTCCGGCGTCTTCCCCTGGAGGGCGAACATGACCGCATTCGCCTCTCGCTTCGTCTGAAGCGGGGCGATGGCGTCGTAGCCGCTCCAGTAGAGGAGCGTTATTAGCGCCTCGACCGTCTTGGGCGTGAAGATCGTGTCGTAATCTATGGTGAGGATTACGTCGTAGTCGTCGATGACGCTTTCCATCGACCTCTGGACGCATTGACCCCAGAACGCGCCGGAGTGCTTGACGATCGGAATCTTATGGGGCGTCAGCGCCTGCGAGACGCAGAAGAAATTGTCGGTGAAGCCGAGGCGAGGGGTGGACATTAAGGCCACCACCTTCACCTCGGCTTCACAGTTTCCGACACGCAGCATCATGGGTTCGCTCCTAGTTGAAGGAGCGGGCGCGCATCCTTGCGCCTTACCCGGCCATCATGGCCGTCCCGCTTGGACGGGATCAGCCACGCACAACGCCGATGACGCCGGCCTGGGCCGCCGTCTCGGGCGACACCTCGCCGCGACCGAGCCGAGCGACGATCGCCACGTTGGCCGAGGCACCGGGGGTGTAGTTCACCCGCAGGTAACGCTTCCGAGCCTTCGTGTCTACGTCGAGCTTCAGGATCGCAGCCGAGCCGGTAGCCGACACAGCCGGGATCGAGAAGCCGCCGGTGCCGCCGCCGACGAGGGCCGTCACGTTCGAGTAGCCGGAGCCAGAGGCATCCGACTCTTCGACGCTCACCGCGTTCGCGAATACCGTCGAGGCATTCGAGGCGCGGAGGACGGTCACGCTGGCGTGGTCGTAGCCGATCGTGTCGATGACGAGTTGTGCCGTGGCCGTCGAGCCGATGGCGGCGGCGGGCACTTCAGCAACGACGCGATGGTTCTGGGAATGGATCATGCTTCAGGTGCTCCTAGTGATCACGAGGCAGCCGACTTGAGGGCGACCACGGGGCCGACCTCGCTCGTCGAGCCGAGGGAGTGATGATTGATGTCGAACCGCATGGTTCCCTGGAGGAGAACCTGATCAGTCGTGGCGTAGACCTGATCGAACAGCCGCACCGAGAAGTCCCGGCGACGAGCGTAGATCGAGGACAGGCCGAGGTTGCCGAAGAGCACCTTCACCTTGCTGGTGTCGGCACCGAGGGTGCTGTTGAGCACATGCACCATCCGCACCGGATAGCCGAGGAAGGTTTCGCCAGCGGCGGAACCAAGCTCCGCGACGCTGCCGCCAGCCGCGTACTTCAGGCGGGCGATCGACGCGGCGTAGCCGGCCGGAGACACATACCAGGCCGCCCCGTTGCGAGCGTACATGGGCAGCTTGCCCATCGCACCGAGGAAGTCTTCGAGATCGAGCGTCTCGAAGGCGGTGTTGCCGCTGGCCGCGGAGTGAACCGAGGCCGTGTGGCTGCCGTTGTCGATCTTGCTGACGATGCCACGCATTCCGCCGTACTGGCTGGTGCCGTCGCCGAGCCAGCCGCACATATCGACGGTATAGGCCAGGCTCGTCGAAAATTCCTGCGCACAAGCATCAGCCAGCGAAATGAGGGCGTCTTCGACGACCTCGCTCGACATCCGGCAGGCCACGGCGAGCTTCTTCGCCGTCAGGCTGACGTTGCCGTAGGTCGGCTCGCTCTCGGTGATGGCCGAGCCTTCACCGATGAAGTAAGCCGAGGTGCCGGTCAGACGCTTCGGAATGACGAGCGTGTCGCGGCTCATCGTGACCGTCTCGACGCCGCTGGCAGCAAACGTGCCATAGGTTTCGACAAGGCGAATCACGCGATTGGCGAACTCCTCTGGGACGAGGGCACCGCCGGAGGCGTTGCTGTTCTCACCGAGGGCGCGGGACTCGACGCCGTGATCCTTGCACCACCGGAGGTCGTCGGCGTTCTTGAAGACGTTGCCGCGAATCCAGCGGCCCATCCGGTATGCCTGCTCGACGGCCTCGGGGCCGTCGTTGAAGGCGCGGAGGGTCGTGTGATGCGGGTAGATCGCCCGCACTTCGGCCTTCCGCTCCTCCGCAGCAGGTGCCGCGATGGGGGCCGGCGCCGGGGTGGCCTTCTCGACCACCGCACGGAGTTCAGCCTCCTTCGCAGCGAGCTTGCCCTCGAACTCCAGATCGGACTTGACCTTGTCGGCCTCATCCGAGAGCTTCCGCAGCTCGGTGGTTTGATCCTCCGAACGCTCGGCCACATCGGCCAGTTCGCTCATCCGCGCGGCCAAAGCCGCTGCACGATCCTGAAGACGCTTGAGGTTGCTCGCCATGTTCGGCCTGCTCCTAACTGAGCCGGCCTGACGGGCATTGACAGATGCGCGACGGCCGGCGGGTGTGTGGTTCCCGCAAGCGCGCCGCGCCTTGAATCCTCAAGACACTCGCACTGCTCTCGCGACATCCATCGCGAGCATTCTTACTCTGTGTAGCCTACCGGCTGCGCTTGCTGGCGTGCAAGGCAGTCGAGAGCATCGCAGCTTGAAGCGATGCGATCTTGCCTCGGAAGTCGGTCGTATCGGCGCTCACATGCACAGTGATCGACCGCGCTGCTTCGGCTTCCATCTGCTTCACCTTCCGCGCGCTGAAGTTCTTCGCCGGCGTCCCGCCCCACAAGAGCCACGCGACGAACCCAGGCTTCTCAGCGCCGGCCGCGTCCCAGCCAGGAGACTTGCTCGCCGACTCGTGCCGCGCGAACCAGGCATTCATCTCACGCACCCACTCGGGATTCATCTCCTCGCGCCGCGCGAGACGATTGGCACGGGCGACCGTCTCGGGCTTGAGGCCGTCGCCGCTCTTGCCTTCCTCGTGGAGCTTCAGGCCGCGCTTCGCCGCCGCAGCCATTCCCGCGGTCGGCTTCAGGCTCACGGCCCGCTCGTCGTCTTCTTCCATGACCGGCTCGGCAGCCGCCGCCAGTTCGCTCATCTTCTTGCCGATGAACAGGTCGGTTTCCTCGCCGTCCTCGTAGATGCGAACGAGCGCGGCCGGGTCGTCCTGGCTGGCTTCCAGAGCGTATTCCGAGCCGGCCTCGCCCAGCGTGCCCTCGGTCATAACGTGTTCGACGCGGCCGACTCCGTCGCCGTAGGAGACGAAATCGCCGACGGCGAAGGCCGCCCGCGTCTCTTCTGTGGCCTCCACCGCACGGTCTTCGGCTGGGGTTTCGGCGGAAACAGGCTCCGCACGATCCTCGCCCACAACTGGAGTCTCTCGCTGCTCACTCGGTGCCTCCGATTGTCCGCGGGCCATATCCAGAGCACGCTTGCTGACGTACACCTCGGTCGCCATGTAGGCCGGCGTGTCCACCGGGCCGGCGTCGCCCAAGAAGTCGAACCGCCTGATCTCGCGGATCATCCGCCCCTTGTCGTCCTTGTACCAGCGCTCCCCGTCGCCCTTCGTGCGGAACGCGAAGCTTGATCCGCGAACGTCGCCTCTTTCGATCAATTCGACCACGTCGGCGGCACTCCGCGGCGGCGAAATCTCGTACCGCAGGCCGCGCGGATCAACGGTCAGCTTCATGGTGCCGCTGGAGGTGCGGCCGATGACGCGCTCGTGGTTGTACTTGCCGAACACGTCGGGATTCGACCGCATGACATCGTCGAAGGCGCCGGGGAGAATCCTCTCCACAAACCCACCGAGGTCTTGCGAGTCGGATTGGAATACGGCGGCATAGCCGCGAATGACCGTGCGGCCATTCTCGTCCTGCTTGACCTCGAGGCCGGGAGCCTCGGCGATCATTCGCCGTTCAAGTTCGCTCGATCCGTCCATGTTGCCGTCACCTCCTCGTAGGGCTTGCCACTCCGGTGGCAGTCCAGAAGCAAATCCCGCGACTTCTCCATCCAGCCGGCGACGAAGTCGTCGATGTTTCGTCCAGTAGCCTTCGCGGCGTCGCACAATTCCGTTCGCATCCGCTGCTCGTGGGCGTCGAACCAGGCCGTCAGCTTGGCCGGCTTGTTGCGGCGATCCAGAATCCCGTCGGCCTCGATGGCGGCCAGCCGCCGCAGAGTGGACGTGAAGACGATTTCGGCGGCCTCGCGGCTGTTCGTCGCCGAGGGATCGGACGGCACGGGATCGGCCTGCTCGTCCGTCGTGGCCGGTTCGATGGCCGGTTGCTCCGACACCTTCGTCGGCGCGGCGGTCGGGTTCCCCGGCGTGTAGTTCTCGAGCAGTTGCATATTGACCTGCACGAACCGCTTGTCGCCGCCTTCGACTGGGTTGTACCCGAGCTGCTGCCTGACCTCGTTCGTGCTGAAGACGCCGAGGTTCCACATCTCACGCAGGAAGCTGGCCCTTGCGGCGAAGTCGCCGACGAGCAACGCCGACACGTCGAACTGGCAGAAATACTTTTTGTCGTCTACGACCAAGTCGCGGCGGCAGGCTCCCTCAAATCGACGCAGGTCAGGCACGAGCGTGAAGGTGACGAAGTCGATCGCCTGCTGTTCCACCGACGAGTATGACGATTTCGTCAAGTCGCCGATCATGTAGGCCGGCACCCGGAAGGCGCGGGCCACCTCCTCGATCTGATGACGGCGCGTCTCCAGAAGACGATTCGTATCGTTGTTGACCTGCAATTCCTTAACGTGCGTGCCGTGCGGCATGACCGCCGTCTTGTAGGCGTTCGCCGGCCCGCCGCCGTGAATGTCATTCCACTGGTCGCGGATGCGAGCCAGCGTCTCCGGCTTCATCGGCTGATCCGTCTCGATCACCGCGCCGGCCCTGGCCCCGTGGCCGAAGAATGCGCCGGAGTGCAGTTCCGCGGCCCGCGCGAGTCCGATGGCATCCCGCATCAGGATCGTCGGCACATACGCATTCACGCCGTCTGGCGACAGGCCGCGATACGCGAAAATCTGATCCTGCCGGTAGTACGTCGGCGTCGGGCTATCCGGCTCGGTGTAGGCATACCGCAGCCGGCCGTTCTTGAGCCGCTCGGGCTTCATTCGGCTGGGGTGCAGCGGGATCAACTGATCGACGGCGCCACGCCGGCCAGGCTTGATCCACGAGTAGCC